CCAGGCCCAACTCTCCACAGCATGGCCCAGGGGAGCGTCAAGGGGGTCATTCTCGACGCCCACCATCCACTGGCTGCCGTCCCAGTAGGCCAGGGCCTGCTCGACATTGCCGGTGAAGGTGACAACCACCTCCTGGCCAAATGGTGGGTACTCAGAGACAGCCATCAGAAGATCAGCGACACAGCCAGCTGGGTCACCGTGCCACTGGTGGCGGACGTGGTGAGCCAGACGAAGTTGTTGGCGGGGACGGTGGCGTTGTTGAACGACGTGGTGCTCAGGCCCGTGGTGGTGTTGGTGACCGTGATGCCACTGGTGACCACCTCAGTGCCAGCTGCGCTGAAGTCGGCGCCGTAACGGATCGAAAAAGTGACCGAAGGGCTGGTGCCAGCGACCAGGGAACGGATCTGGGTGAAGGTCTGGCTGGTCGTCGTGAAGAACAGCGCAACCTTCTCAGCATTGGTGGGGTTGAGAATCGCCAGGGACTTGGGTCCCATGGGTCCAACACCTCCAGTGTTGCCTGTATCCCCTCGGGGGATGGTGAAGTTAAAGGTGGCAGCAGCACTGGTGCCGACGTTGGTGACCGTGGCGCTGCCACCTGCAGCACCTGTGGTGACGGTGCCCACTGCGACGGTGGCAGCCGTGCCGGTATTGCCGGTGTCACCACGGGGGATGGCGAAGTTGAACGTGGCAGCACTGCTGGTGCCGGCATTGGTGACGGTGGCAGAGCTACCGGCGGCGCCGGTGGTGACGGTGCCCACTGCGATGGTGGCCGCTGCGCCGTTGGTGCCGTTGGTGCCGGCGGCGCCAGTCGGAATGGTGAAGTTGAGAACAGCTGCGGACGACGTACCGCTGTTGGTGACCGACGCATTGCCCCCTGGGGCGCTGGTGGTCGTGGTTCCTACCGCCACGGTGGCGGCTGAGCCTGTGGAGCCAGCAGAGCCGGTGTCGCCCTTGGGAATGGTGAAGTCCAAGACAGCAGCGGAGCTGGTGCCGCTGTTAGCAACGACGACACTGGTGCCGGCATTGCCTGTAGTGACGGTGCCAACAGCAATTGAGGCCGCTGCCCCGTTGGTGCCGTTGGTGCCGTTGGTGCCAGCAGAGCCTGTAGGGCCTGGGTCGCCCTGGGGGCCCGCAGGACCGACGCTGCCAGTGTTGCCAGTAGGTCCAGCAGGCCCTTGAGGGCCAAGGGGTCCAGCGGGACCACGCACGGAAATAGCCGACGACCACCCGCCTGCACTTAGTCGAACGTACAGCGACTCAGTGTCAGTAGCCAGAAAGGTAAATCCTGCTGCTTGGCCGTCGTAAGTCGACCGTTCGCTGAAGAGGCCAGCGGCATCAGGGTTCACTCCACCAATGCCGTTACCGCCACCAGAGGCTTGAGAGGAGGTAAGTATCCGCATGATCGTCAGTTGGAAAGGGCAACTTTGAAAGTGACGGACGGAGTACCCCCAGAGATGCTCACCAGTCGGCCTCTCAAGAATGGTATCGGTGCGTTTTGAATTGAAAACCCTGCGGTGCCGTTACCAGCCAACACGGAATCTTCCTCCATGGCGTCCAAATTGAACCAGTTGCTGCTGTCGAGCGATCCTTCCATTCGCACCGTGACGCTAGCTCCGACGTTGGCCACGGTCACAGTGAAAACCGCGCTGTCGTACTGCTCCATGTTGGCCACTGTTGTCAGGCCTGCACTGGTCAATGTGCCCAGGTCTTTAACAACGGCAATGCCCATCAGCTGTTGACGGAGTCGATAACCACGAAGTTGATCGTCACCGCTTCCGACAAAGGCCCAGCGCTGGTGTTTAACAAGCGAACCACAGCAGTGCCAGCCCCAACAGAGACGACGTGGGTCTGGTACGAACCAGCCGTGCCACCAGTGCCGCAGTTGGCAACAACGACGTCAGTGCCGCTGATGGCGCTGTTGGTCATGGTGAACTGGACGGCCGTGGTGGCAGCCAAAGCTGCAGCGTGGGTCGTGATGACACCAGCCTTGGCATTGATGGTGACCCCAGTGGTCTTGGAGGTTCCTTGGGTTACAGCAGCCCCGTAGCCGGCACCGATGCCAATGGCCGGAGCGTTGGCGATCGCGTTGGTGGTGGGTGTCGAGATGTAAAACCCAGATGGGATGTCAGCGGGGTCAGGCATGGGAGGTTCTAGGCGACCTTGCGCCGGGGCATCTGCACAATCTTATCCATGTCTGGCAACGACGCCACCAGGTCTCCAAAGCTGGTGCCGGCCACCGGCTGGGCAGAGATGCCGTTGTCCTTCAGGAACTGCCGAAGGATGTTGAGCTCTGAGGTGCTGATGGACCCATCGTCGAGCCTGGACCGCAGGTGGAGCGCCAGGTCGGTGTGGAGGTTCGACAGGACCCTTGAGGCTTCGGATTCGTTAGGGCGACCCATGGGGACACAGGGCATCTAGTGAGCAAATAGTAGGACCTAGAACCAGTAGTACATATGTGTGCGTGACTAAAGAAAGAAAAGGGGGCCACCCCCCCCTTAGGTATAACTAAGGTAATACTATAGTTACACTATAATGTATAGCTTCCCGAAGGGAAGCGGTTAGGAGGTAAGGTAATACCAATACATGGTTAACCTAGGAGTAATATGGTTAACCAGGATCTTCTTTCATTATTACTAATGAAGAAAGAACATAGTCATCTGTAGACAACCATAGACACCTATATCCACCTTTATTGAATTATGGCGGACGTCGTTTTACGGGGGGTGGGATGAAGGGTGGGTGAGATTTTGGTCGAAAAATGTGAGGTGCAATTTTGACCCAAAAATGTGAGGTGCTTACGCTATGAGCGTCAGCGGGGCTTACCCCCCTCCGGGGTCGCTCCCGCTTGTCCAAGGTGTACCTGGGGGGTGTCCAAAGGCAGGCTGGGCCCAGTGATACCAAGGACTCTGGGCCATTGCGTACCTGTCAGTCAGACAGTGACGCAGGGCTGGACAGGGGTCTGGCCAAGGTTTGACCATGGGGGCCAGTGAGAATGATTCTCATTCTCGAGCAATGGCTGACCAATCACCCGGCCCGGCAAACTTCATCGACCCAACTGCACCCAACTGCGCCTTGATTCGCTATAGTCCGAGAGCAACGGGGCCGAAGGTCCATGGTTGCAATACAACCAACCGCAGTAAATCCAATGACAACCTCCGTTCTGGCCCTGGTGCTGGCTGCTCTCCTGCTGCCGCTCCTGGTGCTCCTATGGGCCACCGAGTCGACTGAGGGCCGAGCACGGCGCCTGAGCCGCTCTGGCTGGTCACAGCGCCGCATTGCTGAGCACCTGGGTGTGACCCGGTACCGGGTACGCCTGGCCTTGGCTTGATCCATCCATCCACACATTCACCCAACTGCACCTGAGACCGTGTTCACCTACGAAGAGTCCGTCCTGTCCTATGCCGACGTGGCGGGCAACCTGACCCACGCCGACGCCGCCCAGTTGCTGGGGGACCATGGCTTCAGCATGGACGACATGTACGCCGACAATCACGACGTCAGCTGGCAGCACCTGGACGCTCGCAACGCCGAAGCGCTGCTGGCCTGGCTGGGGTACTGAGCCGCCCTGATTCACTGGGCCCGGCTCGACTGGGCCCCCATCCAATCAACAACAACAACACCCGCAGAAAACAGGATCAACCAATGCTCACTGAATCCAGGATTCAAGACCGCAACGCAATCAACGCCGCAGCTAACGAGATTGGGGGCCACGTACTGCGCATGCTGAGCCCATGGCAAGGCAGCAAGGTGCGCAAGATCAGCGGCCACGGCGGCAACGTGGCCAAGCTGCAAGCCGAGTTCGATCGGTACTGTTCAGATCACGGCTACAACCAGGCCGGCCAGCACCTTTGGGTGTGCATGACGGCCAGCTACACCAGCTTGATTGTCACGATCCGGGACACCGCCAGGCCAATCAACACCAAGCTTTATGTCGGTCGGTTCAACGACGAGACCGGCATCCTCACGCACCTAGGCGAGGGTGAGAAACGCCGGACGGACTACACCTTGGCCGAGGTCGAGCAGGCCTTGACCAAGGCAACCGAGCTGGAGGGGCAAGCCCTGTCACTGCGCAACAAGTTCCGAGCCTTTACCAATCGCTGAACCCGATGCGGCACCCACTCACCACAATCCTGGCCGTCGTCTCGGTGACCTCGGCCCTTTGGTTTGTGACCCTGGCCCAGCTGTCAGGACCCACGGTCTACACCTCAATCCCCGATCACTCAACCCGTACCCAGTTTCCCGGA